GAGCAACTGGCCAAGGCCGTCGCAGAACTGCCAAAGCCAAAGGATGGCGCGAGCGTCACCGTTGACGACTTGGCTCCGGTCATCACCGAGCAACTGGCCAAGGCCGTCGCAGAACTGCCAAAGCCAAAGGATGGCGCGAGCGTGCCGGTCGAGGATGTGCAGCGCATGGTTGCCGAAGAGGTCGCCAAGCAGATGGCGGCTATCCAGCTTCCTGAGCCACGCCATGGCGACGATGGGCGAGACGCGTTGCAGCTGGAAATCCTGCCGACCATTGATCCCGAAAAGAGCTACCCGCGCGGCACCTACGCGACCAATGACGGCGGACTGTGGCGCGCGTATGAACTGACAAAGGCCATGCGCGGCTGGGAGTGCATTGTCGATGGCGTGGCTGGCGTTGATGTCCAGCAGGACGATCACCGCGGCATCACCGTTGCCGTGCAGATGGCTAGCGGCAAGGTCGAGCACAAGGCATTCAACCTACCAGCGATGATCTACCGCGGCGTCTACCAGCCCGGCATGCACCATCCGGGCGATACTGTTACCTGGGGTGGTAGCCTGTGGCACTGCGATGCACCGACCGAGGACAAGCCTGGAGAAGTTGGCAGCAAGGGCTGGACTCTGTGCGCCAAGAAGGGGCGCGACGGCAAGGACGGCACCAATGGCCGCGACCTGACTAAAGGGGTGCCGATCAAATGATGTTCGTGACGCTCGAGCAGGCCAAAGCGCAGATTGAGATTGACCACGACGATAGCGATGACTTGATCGTTGGATACATCTTGTCCGCATCGGCAGCGGTTAAGAATTATCTAAAATCTGGTTCGGTATTCGAGCTTGAGCGCGACGCAGATTTCAATCCGGTTTTAGATAGCAATGACGACCCTGTCTATCAAGAGGATAGCAGTGGGGGCAAGATCATCAGCTACGTGGTCCAGGCGGCAACCCTGATCCTCGTCGCCTACCACTTCAAGGACCGCGACAACAATGCATCAGGCGAGTTCGAGCAAGGCTATTTGCCCAAGCCAGTGACTGCACTCCTGTACCCGCTTCGCGATCCGGCGATAGCGTAATGACCATAGCAGCCGGCCGCCTGCGCCATCGGATCGACATCCAGCAAAAGCAGACTGCGCAGGATCCTGTGACCGGCGAGCAGACCGATACATGGGTCACGCTATGGGAGAAAGTCCCTGCCGCCATCGAGCCGCTGAGCGCGCGTGAATTTATCGCCGCCAAGGCTATGCAATCGCAGATCACAGCGCGCATCGTGATTCGTTATCGCGCTGGACTGGATGCGACCATGCGCATCCTGCACAACGGGAAAATCTACAACCCTGCCGGATTCCTGCAAGACATGGTCAGTGGACTTAGCTATCTGACAATCCCATGCAGCGAAGGCGTGAATGCAGGATAACGTCAAGCCATTGAATGAATTAATGAGGTGCACCAATGAGCAAGGGAAATACGTTCGAAAACGATTGGCTTAAGCTGATCTTCAACGCCACTGCAATCGCCAACATTGCAGACAACGCCGGCACCGGCCCGCTGACTGACATCTATGTCAGCCTGCACACTGGCGACCCGGGCGAGGCTGGCGACCAGACAACCAGCGAGGCGGCATACACCAGCTATGCCCGCGTGGCAGTTGCGCGCACAACTGGCGGATGGACCGTGACGACTAACAGCGTCTCGCCAGTTGCGAATATCGATTTCCCTGCTGCCACCGGCGGCACTGAAACGATCACGCATTTTGCAGTGGGCACTGACGCTTCTGGCGCCGGCAAGCTGCTGTACAGCGGCACCGTCACGCCAAATATCAGCGTGAGCACTGGCGTCACTCCGCGACTGACCACGGCCAGCACCATCACCGAAGATTAAGCCGTGGCCACAACCACGCTTGTTCTCGATGCGGTAATCTCTAGTGCCAACCTCACTGGCGCTACGGTCGCCAATCTCAACGCCCAGGATGCTAACTGGGCGGTTGCGACTGCGAACAACGTAAACACCGAAGTGCGCGCCAGCTTCGAAACACCTCCCGGCGATCCCAACGACGGCGCCAATCTCCAGACCATAACCATCCAGGCCCGGAAAAACGGCGGCACTGGCACGCCCTCGTTTGTGATCGAGATTTACGAGACGGGCGGCGGATCACCGCTCGCGTCTAGTTCGTCGATCAACGTCACGTCGACCAGTGGATCGCTGCATACGCTGACGTGGGACTCATCGATACTCGCGACCAACGACGGATCTGCCGTACAGACGCGCGTCATTACAGCAGCGGCAGGCGGCGCGCCAAGCGCTCGTGCATCCATCGATTATGGCTATATCGCGTGGACGGTTGACTACGCGTCTGTGGTAATCGAGTCGGGTGCCGGCGCTGCTGCTGGCGCCGCTACAGTGTCGGGCGTCGGATCATCCATAACCATGCTGTCAGGCGATGGCGCTGCGTCTGGTGCGGCGGTTGTGTCTGGCGCTGGCGCTGCTACATCCGCGAGCACGGCAGAATCGGCGGGTGCAGCAGCTGTCAGCGGTGCGGGCGCATCAATCGCCGCCTCCGAGTTTTCCGCAGACGGCACGTCAACTGCGTCAGGATCTGGCCAATCAACGGCAAGTGCTGAGTTCAGTTCTGCCGGATCGTCTACGGTTTCCGGTGCCGGGTCATCCATGACGCTGGTGAGCGCTACCGCGTCGGCTGCTGGCACGTCGGCAACCGCTGGCATTGGCGCATCAACCGCCTCGGGCACAGCAACGGCGGCAGGCATTGCCGATGCATCCGGCGATGGATCATCCACGGCAGAGGCATTGGCCAGTGCTGCCGGCACATCGACAACGACCGGCACAGGGCAATCAACGCACGCCGCTGTATTCGAGGCGCAGGGCCAAGCGACCGTATTCGGCGTTTCGCCAGCCGCTGCCGGTTCGGTTGCGTCATCGGCGGGCGTATCTGTCGTGACCGGCGCAGGCGCCGCAACGCACGAAGCGGCAGGATCATCAGCAGGATCATCAGTAGCGTCTGGCATCGGAACGGCAACGCACGCGGCGACCGGCGCATCATCCGGCACGTCAACGGCATCGGCAACATCTGGTGATGGTGAAAACATCGTCAGCGGCGCGGGTGCTTCAGTCGGGGGATCAACGGCCATCGGTACTGGTGCAGCAATCGCGTCCGCCATGGGTAGCGCCGACTCAATAAGCACCGTGCTCGGCGTCGCGTCATCCATATTCGTGGCCGTCGGTTCGGCTGCTGGCACATCGACCGCCATCGGGTACAATGTAACGCCAGAGGGCGGAGAGGCTGATCGTGTTGCGACAGTTGCCGCAGAGCGCAGGTCAACATTCTCGCCGATTGAAATTAGGCTAGTTTTGCTGCGAGCCGAGCACAGATCCGCCGACACGGCAAACGAGCTGCATTAGTCATTTGAGGTGTGCGATGCTTTCATGGCCGACGAAAGACCCAGAAGAAGTGCTCGATTATGTCGTTGAGTGGGCGGCCAGGCTCGATGGCGATACCATTGACACGTCTACGTTTTTCGTCGCTGCCGGCACGGTCGTTATCGATTCCGACACCAGCACGACCGATACCGCCACTGTCTGGCTCAGCGGCGGTAAAACTCCTGAAACTTGCATAATTACCAACAGGATTACAACGGCTGGATCCAGAACCATGGATCAGTCAATGAGATTGAGCATTAGAACAAAATGAGCAAAGGGCGCTGGCATGGCCGCACGGTTGCCTGCATCGCGTCAGGCCCATCGTTGCACCCGGCAGATTGCGAGCTTATCCGCCTGAGCGGCATGCCGACCATTGCCGTCAACAACTCCTGGCAGATGGCTCGGTTCGCCAGCGTGATCTATGCGGGCGACCCTGGGTGGTGGGATGCCAACGGCGCAGAGATCGACATCGACGCTGAGCGGTGGTGTTGTATGGAGAACGTAGCGAAGGCGCGCGGACTCAACTGGTTTAAGGCAAGCGGCCCGCACAACAGCGGAATGCGCGCCATAGAGCTGGCTATCGAGTTCGGCGCGGCGCGGG